AGTAAAACCATTCCAATCATATTCTTTATGAAAAAAATTGTTTATATGTAGGTCGAAAAATTCTTCTGCCTCAACCTCTTGACATTCTGTTGCGAATCTTGGATGAACGTCTTCCGACCAATATTCATATGGGCACATGTCCTCTACAGTGCAAGTGTTTGGCCCGTCGCCGCCGAATGTGGTGTCGCCCAACCATCCACCGCCGTGTGCCCAGTGTGAAGAACTATGCCACCAGAGATCACATGCACCATACATGTCACCAGCGTAGCCTGGGCAATTATCATAATTACACACACAATGATCAGTGATGTCGAGCGTCCGATCCAATTTTCGCGCCATACTTCCAAGATTCCCACTAACATATGCACCAGCGCCACTATCACACAAATCAGTACAACCCCCATTCGGAAGAATTTTTTCCCTAGGACCATTTGGGTAATCCCAAAATACGTCCTGCTCCTGCCAATTGGGATCGTTGGTGTCGGGTTCGGGCCATGCATGGCAATGAAATTCACAAGCATTTTCACCTGATGGACAACAGTTCGCCCAATTTCCATAGCCGCCACAATATGGCGAACAGGGACAATCCTCTCGGCGCGAAAGATAATCACTCCCATCTACTGGTATAGAGTGAGAATTATATACATACCTTTCTTGTTTATTTTTGGGATTAAGAACTGCTTCATAACCAACTCTAACTTTTCTCTTTCCATTTGAATCAGTAAAAACAAATTCATTATCAATAAAATGTGCATCTGCATCAACTATAGGATGTATCTTGTCTTCGTTAATTGCACAGAAAGATGATTCAGGCCCATACCATGCTTCTAAAAAATTAGAATCAGTCCAACGATGTGCAGATTCATGATTTCCAATTTTAGTTTCACCACCATCACTACCTAATATAATGAAAGCACAAGGTTGATCCCCCACAACTACATCTTTACGACAACAACATGATCTATGATTCGACAAAATTAAATCTCCATTTTATTCATCTGCATCTAAGCAGTCACCATCATCTTCAGAACATTCACCATCAACTACATTTGCAGATGTGAAGAAATAATGAGGTTCATTTTCTTGATCCCAATAAATTTTCATATCAACAATAGGATACTTACCAACACAAGATTCACTATCATTCGGAATTGGTTCCGAAACAAATCTCTTTACATTATTTAGGTGTCCTTCACTGTTTATTTGACCTCCATTAAAAGATCCTCGAATTGGTTGTATTTTTTGACAAGAACCTTCCCATAACTTACTATCCAATCTATAGCCAGGTGATTCCCATCCTTGTCTACTTTCATAATCTATAAGTCCATCATTTCCATGTTCCATTGTATTAAATGCAGCACGCCCGAAGGTATCATATTGTTCTTGTTCTCCGTTTATCCAATGAGGACCATCTTCTTTAAAGGTAACCCAAGATCGAATACCACCATAACTAATTGGTTTGATTCTAAACTCTGGTGTATTGTTTTCATAATCAAAAACAAGATATACTTCTGCAAATGCATATCTCCATCTTGCTTTATGATCTTCTATCTGTTCAAAACCAACAATCGCTGCTGGAAAATGATCCTTGTAATTACAATTAACTCTATAATATACAGAATCAATACTATCAGAAAACCAAGTTGGATAATTCTTAATATCAATTTTAGGTTTATAAAATTTCATAGTCGAAGCAAAAAATCCATTCTCTGCTCTTTCTAAACTGTTGTATTGTCGTATGACATTTACTGCATTTAATATTTTATTTTTTCCAGTCGAACTTGCTCCAGGCGATATAGATCCATCTGCTACCATACCACCATAAAAAGTTTTTATTGGATCTTCTTGTACCATTGAATCTATAGATCTAAAATTCCAACGAGATAAATCTTGGTAAAACACAAAATTTACCACATTTGGATTTTCTTTACTTACAGCATTTTCTGCAAGTTGTGTTAATAAATCAATAGGTCTTTCTTCTGTGTCTTTTCTTAAAACACTATAAGATCCTTGATTTTTTTGATAGTATATTTTATTTGAAGTTTCTTCTACTACTGGTTCATGATCAACAGCAGTTCCTTCCCATCCCATTCTAAATGACTCATTGTTTTCTATAATTTTTTCTGCAAGTTCAGAAATAGGACCCATAAATTCAGTTTCTTCATCATCTTGATCATCTGATAATATACCAGAAAGATGTGCTATGTCTCTATTTCCAACAAGGTGCGTCCATGATGAAAAATCTAATAACCATCCCTTTCCATTAGGCATGTCTTCACTTTCAACCGAAGTAACATTGTAGATGTAAAAGGCAGGAAGTTCTATAGTTTCTCCTTGTGGAGTTTTTAAGTCCAACCATAAAACTTCTTCTCCAGTAAGAGGAAGTCTTGACCCCCAATCAATAACATCCATACACAACAATTGTCCAGAAACACATTGAGCAAACAAATCTTCAAATATCTGAAGATTTACCAAAGCCTTTGATTCTAATAAATCTATTTCACCTCCAGTATACACAAGATCATAATCAACATCTTCCTCGTTCTCTGATTCTGCACTATTTCGAACGCCTTGAATTATTGCCATTTCAAAAACAACATCTAATGAATTATAAATTTCTTCTGGCATAATATACTATCCGTTAATTAATACGTTATTGTATTTGTGGGGCCCTTGATTGCAAATTGTTGCATCGGAGTATTTCTAAGTGTTTCCATTAAACCACCAAATTGATTAATATTAAATCTCTCATCATTGAGTGTTTTCTGAAACAAGGAAAATGCTACTTCTTTATATTCGGGAGATAAAAGTCTTAATGTTTGTAAACCTCTATTTCTTAGATATGCCATTTCATCCACATCTGCAAAATTTGCACTATATCTTTCTTCATATGTTTCTCCACCACCATCCATACTAAGATATCCACCAATTATAGTATTACTATAATCCCATGTTGATGGTTTAACTTTATCAGTTCCTCCAGATCTTTCTACTACTTGATCTGAAGCCTTCCATATAGAAGTCGGTAATTTTCCTGTAGTAACATCTGTCATCGGAGAAACTTCTCTGCCTGTTTTATTGTTTATAAAACCAATTAACCTATTATCCCAAGAAGTCACCTTTTTGATCTGACCCCAAAAAACAACATAAGAATTATCTTCTCTTGATTTGTAATTTTTAGGTTGATGAGGATCATATGATCCCATGACAACAAATTTACTATTCAGAGTAAAATCATCTACATGCTTACCAACAATTGTTGCACTTCTTAAATTTGGATCCCATTCTATTACTTTCACCATCTTAAATTCTCCATCACTATCCTGTGTTGGTAATGGAACATCATCATATGAGATATTACTTTTTCTAAATCCCTGAGTATCTGAGTCATCTGCTAATAATAGAATATCTCCCTCTTGTATGTCTCTTGAATTTTCTCCACCACTTCTTTCAATATAAACAACTGTATCTGGATCTCCTTGTGGAGAATAATCTTGTGATGTTCTTGGAAAAGAATTAAAAGGATTTATTATATTGTTGTATAAACAAACCAACCACCAATAATCAGAATCACCATAAATTTTTTGTGCAATTATATCAGGAGTATCTCTATCTTTAAGAATGTAGGGTTGTGTTGGAGCCATTGTAAGTGTATATGGTTTAAAATTAAAAGCAACTCTTCTAAAGATGTCTAAAACTTCAATGGATTCTAATCCTAAAGATTTGAAATCATATCTTGTTTTTGGAAATTGTTTAAAATACATTTATAAATCCTAAGTTAAGAG